TACATGGTAGTAAAAAATAAAGAAAAGATTGTAATTATGCGCTCATGGTGTACAGACAAAGATGACAATCATGGTGGCGGTTGTATTGCAATACCACGTGGTTGGGTAACGAAAGTAGAATTTTTAGAGGTTAGTTATGCAGAAAGAAACGACGATAGCCAATCTATTTGGTAAATCAATTTATAAATGCACTATAAATAATTACGACGAATACAATAAACCACTTATAAAAGACATTGAATCATTTGTTAAAGAGAAACCTGGTAGCGTTGCAGCCACAACAGATGTTACAGGTAATGTTAATTACACCAAATTAAATGATGCAGTTGATAATCTACATAAGAAAAAACTGTATGCACCATTATTTACAGCATTAAATAGAAATATAAATTTTTTTCTACATAGCTATGGTTACAATCTGGACAAATTTGACGTACATTTAACAAAGGCTTGGGCAACCTTTACAGCGAAAGATCAATATATATCTAGTCATAAACATACAGCGAGTCATTACAGTTGTGTTTATTATGTAAGAAACAACGACATGGGTAATATAAAATTTGAAGAGGAGTTAGCAGCTCAAACTGGTTTATACATACCTCCAACTGATCATTACATTCGTGAGTGGAATAATTTTAACTTTGCTAGTTTTACGATACCTGTTGCCACGGGCGACTTTGTAATTTTCCCAAGTTGTTTATTACATTACACAGAGATTAACAAAAAAGATGAGCCAAGAATAAGTATTAGTGCAGACATTCTGTTAACTATGAAAAAAGGTATTAGCACAGAACATTGCATACCACATCCTAGTCAGTGGGCTTCGATTTAATTGTCAAGAAAACAATTATAAAAAATACTGTTGCGAAGACTAAAAATATGCTTACATTAGGTTCTCACCAAAATTAACAATCAACAGGAGATAATATGACTGAACAAGAATATTTAAGCGCTATAGCTAACCTTGCTGATAAGGTGAGTAGATACCACGAAAGATTATTAGCAGCCGAAAGAGATTTAGAAAGACATTTGAGCGATTCAGATAAACATCGCTGTGAAACTTGTGAGTGTGAGAACCGTTAAAGTTCTCCGCCAGATCCAAATACATCAGGCATTTTGACGACACGTATGGTAACATCCTTGGCCTTTGATTCGGCCCAAGGTTTACCACAGTCGTTACAATTACCAGTAGCTTGTTCTTCAGAATCAACCTCAGATTTACAATTACTACAATAAATTTTTTCCCACACTTCTGGTTTTAAAATTGGAACTTTGTTTCCATCTACAATTTCATGTCCTACGACTTCAGCATCTTGTACTTTTTTACCTATTTCTGACATTATTTAATCTCCATTATACTAATTAATATTGTTACACCAGTGCCTAAAATTTTTATAGCATCGGCCTCTTCTAATACAAAAGGCACACCATCAGATAAAACTTCTTTTTCTGATCCATCCGCTAAACTTTCTTTAAACAAAGGTATTTCAAGATCAGAATTGCTGTTATCAAAAGCAGAAACAGTTGTAGTCACTGCACCGCCTGTTTGATTTGATAAACGTATACCTCTAATTATAGCTGTGGTTGGTTGCACAGGAGGAACTGATGCCAAATTAGCTGTAGGCACTGTATACACAGCCGCAGCACTACCTGTTCCAGTAGCAGATCTACTTATAAAATTATCAGCCAAGGAAAAAAGTCCTTCTTGTTGCTTCCTCTTTTAAATCCTCTTGAAAACCAAAGTTTAACTGTTGTGTTATTTGTTCAAGAATACGAATAAGTGTATCAAACTGTAAAGCTTCATACTCTTTAGTCGCTGTCGGTAATACTGTTGTACTTATTTTAGCCATAAAAACCTCCTTGAGGATTAAAAAAATATCCTAATCCACTTATGTTAAATCTAGGTTGCATACCAAAATCAAAGCGTGGTTGCATACCAAAGTTAAATTGTTGTCCTCTATTTTGTAAAAGGCTAGCTACACCCTCTTCTATTTTTGTCAACCTATCATTAAAACCTTGAAATTGATTGTTTTGCGGTGCAGAGGGCACAGGTATTTCTGCAGGATTATTACCAAAAATATCTTGTCCTACTCCACTTATTCTTTCTTCATTGCCAGTTAAAACAGGTCTCCCTGCAAATAAATCTAGTGAATCATTAGGACCAGAGACTGTTGCTAAAGGTCCACTTCCTTGTGAAGAAATTTCATCGTTTCTTTGTATTAAATCACCTTTACCTATAGAATCTAGGTATTGTTGAAATTGACTAATGTTTGAACTAGAACCTGTCATAGGCTTACCTTGATAAGTATAGTTAACAACATCCATTGTTGTAGGAGCATTTGGCTTGAAAAATTCAGAATCAAAAAAACCTTGCCTAATTGGATCATCTGATTTTGGTCTAACGGGATTTCTTAATAAATCTGGTAAAAATTGTCCAGTTTCAACTAATTCTTCTGGGGAATCAACCTGAGATAAACCTGAAAACAGATTTGCTGCTTGAAGCGGTTGCCGACCACCCATTTTATATTCTGGTATTT